ACTTGATTTGATACCTTTTCCTGAAACGACATTATTGCGGTACTCCTGTTGTTGATCCGGGCGGAACCCCTGTCCCATCAGATTTCTTTGTTGGCTGAAGCTTGCTACCTATATCTGCCGCAGTAGTAGTTCTCTTCGCTTGTTGGCCAAGGCCCTCAATAGCTAAGTCACCACCAATAGAAAAAGCGTCTTGCATACCACCCGTAATTGCTTGAGTCTTTTGAATATCTGCCGCAGCAAGCCCCTGCTCAACAGCCTGCCTCTGTGCTGCAGCCTTTTGCATAATCCCTAAATCTTGGGCCTTTTGCGTTACTGCAAGCTGATCTGATTGCCTTTGCGCTTCACCCTTAGACTTAGTCGCAACATCTGCGGCACCCTTAGAAATGCGATCCACCAAGTCTCGCTTCTGAGCTAATTTTGTCGGGTCGGCACTACCCGCTTGAAGATCTGCCTCCGTCTTCCCAACCATGGCCTTAAAGTCAAGTCCGGCATTCATGGCAAAGTTACGTTGGGCTGCTTCAGACAGACCATATTTATTCATCTCAGCACGCAAAGCCGCCGCTTTATTTTGTTTGTTTAAAGCTTGAAACTCAGGACTTTGAGTAAAGTTTTCAATGGCTTTTTTATTCCGACGAGATTCTTGAAGGCCCCCAACAACTTTAGTGGCGACTTGAGCGGCAGCCATAGCGCCTGCGGCAAGAAGAAGAGGAGGGACAACAGCATAAGAAATACCGCCACTCGGAGTACCACCAAAAACCTCACAAACAACGAGAAGGCACGATAGTAAAGCTATTGTGACGGGATGTAGGTGCGGAAAAAGGGGGTGCATGTTCTGTCTCCCAGCAAAGTATAGCGCGTTTATAAAAACGAAATGACTCGGGCATTGCGAATTCCCAAGCATATTTTAGCAGTTAACTCGAAAAATCCGCGCCCCTTAACAACGTGATCTCGATGACCCGAACCAATGTTCTGGACATACACAGCCTCACCAGGAATTCTGCGAACGCGCGCCTGCAAAGAAATTTCGTGGAACCCCTTCGATAATGCCTCAGGGTAATGCAGACTCAAAGGCACCGCAGAGTGTGCTTCGGGGAATACATACTTAGGACCACCACCCTGCACAGCGGTGACTGCGGTTACGTAGTCACCGTCGTAGGCGTCTAATCCAGGACCGGGCAACTCAGGAACAGTTCTTTTGTAACCCGGAAAAGCGGGGTGAAACATATTCTCCGCAAGACGCCGCTTAGAATTAGTCACGTAAGCCCCGTCTAAAATGCACCGAAAATCAACTCGAGTTTTGCGGCCACCTGTTTGATACGTGTTGGCTGAGTCTACATATTCACCATGCCAATTATTAAAGCTGGAAAATACATCCCAATGCATAACGCTCAAAGTGGTGTCGTAAGGCTGATACCAACGTAGTGATGTCCCCGATAATGTGATCCATTCTTCTGATTGAGATCCCTGACCACGCTGACCAATACCGTTTCCGTAAAAAGCGGAAGTGTCTTTCATCGCCTCCATTCGGGCCATGGATGCCTGCTCAGGCATGATGTGCTCAGATCGAACACGAAAATCGTTTGTACCCAAATTGTAATGGTCCAACGATCCGTTGGAGACGGACATCAAGCCCTCACCAACAGTATACGGCTCCACATTTTTGACCTGCTCTGGTCGACGATGAATGTTTATTGTGTACGGCTCGCGCACATCACCTGAGCTACCCTTCGGCGATTTCAACAACTCATACGGATCTAAAGTAAGGCTACTGTAATCAAGTTTAATCTTAGGCATAGGTCACTTGTACACCTTCATGACGGTAAGTCGACAGCGACCAATATGCGCCTCAACACCACTAAGGATGCCGCGCGAAGGATAAGGGCTTAGCCACGAATTGTGAACATCCTTTTGTTTACCCGTGAGGGGTATATCCGCGTCACCCAAAGATTCATCGCCCGTAATAACCACATCCGAAATAATATTGCGGCCCGAATCAGGCGGATGCCACTTATTCGTATCTTCACGAACATCCCAGTGAGACGGAAAAGTTGTGCAACCAAATACAGCAATCTCTGTGATCGCACTCGCCGCGTCTGACGCAAAATCACTGCGATCCAATGAAAGCATCAAAGGTACTGTAATACATAAGTTATTCGGTGCGGTGGCATTACCTCGATTATCTACTTTTCCCTTAGAGGGGGTCGCACCATAGTTCTGTTTTTCTGTCCCATAACCAGACATGAACTTTTGATTCTTTTTAAACATAGCTAAGTAATGGCCTTTGCGGTTTAACCAAGCAGATGAGTTTAAAACTGCAGGCGCATGTTTCGAGCCGATAATCCAATTTGCATTGTCATCTGTACCCGTACGGTAACCAATATTAAATAGGGCAAATAAATCTAAGTATTTGTCTTGTACCGCAAAACTAATAAAATCATGCATAGAATGAACCATGCTTCCTTCCGTGTCACCGTTTTCCAATCGATTTATTATTGACTGCAGTTCTTTTGTTATTTCAGGTCGAATTCCGCGAATCTCAAGATCCGCAAAAATAAGTATCTTTTCGTTCTCGGAAATGTTTAAACTGCCGCCAGACTCGTCAACAACACTTAAATAAGTTTTCGTTCCGTCGATTGTCTGTTTGAGTTTTTGCCACCCCGCACCAACCCACGTACTACCAGCAGTTGCTTTATAGCTAATGTTCCAATTAGATAAGTCGCTAGTTTTTTTGTCTAAGTACGTCGGATACTTAAACCCTGGGAACCGAGACCTAATTACATCATCACTAATGAGTTCGCGGTGATCACCAACTGAGTATGGAGGACTAATCGATCGTGTCGCCCAATACTTAACTTTCGACGGTAAGTGCGTATTCGGCAAAGATCGCTTCTTTACGTCCGACGGGCGCACACTATTAACTCGATCTTGCAACGACTGCAGTGCTGATATCTCTGCGCCCCGCTCAACCACATCTTCTGATTGCAGAGATTTGGTCAATACTGGTGCCTCAGTAAGTTCTGAATCCGTCAACGATGATTGAATCGGAAGAGACATTACATGAAGTCTACGAGTAAACACTCCAACAAAATCACCAACCTCGAACTTCTTACGCTTTCTGAGCAATCGACGCGCTACAATCTCCACAGTATGAGTGCCGGGACTGACGGGAATAACCGCACCAATTCGGACGGGGAGCACTTCAGGGCCGCATGACGACGCACGAGAAGCTCTAATTTTTTGTCCTGGTCGAGCACGCTTCTCCTTGCTGTAACTCATCGAAACACCGCTACTTCGCTGACCAAAAACATACGTACCGGATTCACCGGATACGTCCGAAGCAAGTTGCGGACTGTCGTCTACCCTCAAACCATGGGCCGACTCTTCAAAAGAAAACGTTTTTCCCGTGATTGTTTCGTCGATAATCTTACCGTCGATACGAATCGCAAATTGAACTAACGCGGGGTAAAAGCCTTTCGAAATATGATGAAATCCGCCCAAGCGCGGACGCTTCAGTTCACCAGAACAAGAAATCTCGTTTAGTGGGTATGCGTATTGATAGGAACCTGTATGAGGATACATCGTAGTATCACCACCCGATGTAATCCAACCCGCCCCACCAACACCTGTAGTGTCTAAAGTTGCGTTATAACCTTGAATAAAGCGGTTATGAAAACCCTCAGATGGCCAAGCTTGCCAAGACACATCAGGTCCGTAGTCGTTCAAAATATCTCTCTCGGCCCGAGCTAAATCATTTTGATAGACTCGAGCCCAACTAAGTTTAGTCGTATCCGCATTTCGGCCTTCCCACTTCCATGGTGGTTTAGGTTCGTAAAACCCCTGCCATACGTATTGAACAAATGCGTTGATATAAAGATTCGCTTGACCCGTTGTGATAGTCACTTTCATCGAATCAGTGTTTGCGCTGTTCTTTAACGCTGACCAGTCACTAGTATTAGGTACGATCGAAGGGTAACCATCGTAGTTATCGTAAGTACTTTCTAACAGATCATTCCGAAACGCAGCACCATCAGGGGTGACAAAGTTAGGTGGCTTACGATTAGTGTTATGCGAACCTTCTGCTGTTGTGTCACCAGAGTCGACTGCCTTGTCGTGCTCGAAAATTACTGGGACCTCTACTTCAGCTGATTGAATATCGTAGTAAGCCGTCTCAGCTACAGCAGGATTAAACAACGAACTTGTTATCAAAGACTCATGCGCCGCAATATTTGCCTTTAGTTTCGTCGCGTTAAAGTTGTGTCGGTCAAGCTCACCATCAAACAACTCCTGCACAGGTTCTTTATCTTGGTTGAACTCTGCGGGGTCAAGAACATCTCGCGGACGCAAAAATCTCTTCGGAAAGATAAACGGCATGACTACTTATCCTTTCGCTTAGGAACACGACCAAGAGGTGCGCCAAGTGTCGCAATACTTGAATCAAACGCAAACGCAGCAAGTCTAAGTCGGCCCAACTCTCTGTCAGTCGGATTACGTCCAACTCGCTTGTGCTCAGACGCCCCATCTTGACTCGACCCAAACATACCCGAAAAAGCACTGGCATCTAACTTACTTAATTGGCTGTCTTTATGTCCCGGCAAGTAACCAGAAGGCCAACCAATTAGCTCAATTTCAAACGCCCAAGAACTCACGTTATGTAGATCTACCGGAACTTGACGCCAAAACAAGCGAGGTGTGTGAACCTTAGATGAATTATACTCGGCTGAACCTGCAATATCGCCGATAACACCAGAGCCATCATCAGGACCAACCAAAAGAAGGTCAGTCATTTCGGCGACAGGTTTCCACGAACCGTTTTTAAACACACGAACAACAGCATTGCCGTCCCAAGCGTCCTTTAGCCCTACATATAGAGTGCGAACATTTGTCGGAACTAAACCATTCTCAGATGCAAGAATCCAACTAGATCGATACCGAATACGGCGAGGGGGACCGAAATAATCCGTAGTCTGCCGACCTAAGACAAATACACGATTAAGGTCAACCATCTTGTCTTTGAACAAATCAGTGTAACCAAATGAGCTTCCCGTGTATTGGAAAGACATTTGCTTCTCTCGCGGATCAGAACCAATGGCAAACGTATAGTTTCTCCAGTCCTTACTCGAACAAATGTCACCGATATGGATACCCAAAGTCTGTCGACGCCAATATTGTCCGTCAAAACAAAACATTAATTTGTTCTCAAACTCACCTGAAGGAGCCAAGGCGCAGCGATATTCTTTTGTCTCCGAATCAATTGTCGCTACCGCCATGTGCATTCTCGACGGATTCACATCAAGCTTAAAAGACTTTTCAATCGGAATGCTCATACGAACAATATCGCCGAGTCTTTTCATGCCATAAAAGCCATCCCGACCCAGCCACATCAATGTCCCGTCAGGAAGCGCATGAATAGATCGGGGCGCAACACATCCTACGCCAAGTGACACAGGCTGAGGCGATCTAAAATCTTGGCTGATGGCGTATGTAGCATTCTCAGTAAACGCCAGAAGAGCCCCATTGTGCGAAACCAAGCCTGTGATTTCGGCACCACCCGCATCGGGATAAATAATTTCGTCTTTGTTGAACGTCCCCGGAAGCCCAGGAACTGACTGACGAACTGCACCGGGGTCACCAGAAATGTTGCCGATAATTAAACGACCCTGATGAGAGCATGCGACACGAAATACCGGAGTCTGTATTGTCTCAACCCAAGCAAGACCCAACTCAGAATCAGACTTGTTGTCGTCATGAACGAACTGATTCGAACCCGCAACACGCGCCAAAAACCGGGGAGTGTTGTCTACATGCTTAGTGTCGGCAGTGCGGTAAATTCGAATTGCCACCGTCTGTTCTGGTGCATCCCCGCCACCACGAACTAAAAATCGACGGGTCAAGTCATCAATTTCTGTTCCTTGCGCGGCCTCAATTTTAGGTCCGGTGTACGAAGGAGATTCACCCGAAAAATACGTCGGCTTACCCTCTTCGTCGACAGATATGTACGGGTCAGCTTGGTTTGAGTGAATCGTGACAGGCTCACTCGGAGAAGAGAAAGCTGACAAGTTTCCAAACAAGTCTTCGTACTGAAAATAGTAGTACCAAGAACCATTCAACAACGCACCATCACGGCCCGCGAGAACGTCTCCCGGCGTACCAATCCGACCGGGCCACGAGTAGCCCACAGAGTTCGGATAATACTGCGCTATCTCGTCGAAGTCAGGCTGAGAGGGACCAGAAACTGATGGGGTCTCTGCGGCTCTGCGGTAGCCCAACTCAAATACGCTACCGTTAAACTGAATAACGCGAGGATGGTCCTCACCATTTGTCCAAATAATGTTGTTCCCAATCGTTACATATTGATCAGGGAACCGAGGATTTTGAACCGAACTAAGATTGTCGATCAAAACCTCGTCACGATTATCGTCTCCACCAAGAAAGCGAAAAAGCTTTGAACCAAAACGGTACAGCATTGTATTTGCAGAACCGTTTAAAAGGTTTGCAACGTAAATACTGTGCGGTCGAGCGCCACCCTTATAGCCAAAATCAGGAAAGATTCCGCCCGCAATAATTTCGACGTTCTCAGAGTTCGTCGTTGTTTGATTCGGTGGAGGACTCGTCTCAATTTGAATGTTCTTTTTAATGCGGAGAATGGAAGGACCAACAACGCTTCTCAGACAATCATTATCTTCGAGTTCTAAGTTCTCGACATACCAAGCAAGAGACGCCGACGAATACGACTTACGCCCCTCGCCTGGAGGAATGATTACGGAGTTTGTTTGTTGACGCGCTGGTCCTCCCACTTCCTATCCCCACTAAATCGTAATTTCGTATTGCTTGCTCTTCCAAGACTCAGACAACATCGACTGAACTGCGGCCTTACCCTTAAGTGCTGGCACAGACTTCAAGACTCGAGATCGCCAAGACATGAACTTCTCGCCTTCCCACGGAGCAGGCACAACAAATACTTGTTTGCTCGCAGCATCTACAGCAACAACTGGATCTTCAATATCGGCAGCATCTTTACTGTCGTCGCGCAGAACTTCTTTCGGTGGAATCCAACCGACCAAAGTTTTGTCGAACCGCCAACCAACAGGCATCCAATCGTGAACACTTCGATGCTCCACGTTGCCGTTCATGTGCTCAACACCATTTTTCGTCATAATCGTAGCCGACCACCGTTCTGCTGTAGCAGACGGGCTTAGAATGCTGACAACCAAAGCCTCTTCATACTGGTCGCGAAGAGTTTTACGGAAAACTCGATCACCAACTTTGACGCGTGGGAGTGCAGTTAGGGTCGTATAAAACTTCTTAATCTCAGACATGTATACCTCTTTGTTGTTCTTCCCCGAGGGGAACCAAACCAATTTTATTAATCTTCCAACGGAAGCGAACCAAATGTACCATAGCGGCTACTAGAACGGTAACCGGTAAATGGCACGGGTTCGACAACACCGCCGACATTAGCGTAACGCTCTCGAAATCCTCGCATCAAATCATGGTAACGCTGTAGGTGCGCAGCGGCACTGGTCTGGTCGTTACCATCATCCAAACTGATGTAGTGAAGCGCAAGCTCAATCAAACAAGGAACAGCGTCTCGCTGAATTGGTGCTGTATCTTGGTCGTCCACAAATTTCTTCGGCAACCGAAGCACACGAAAATCAAGCTCATACCGATCATCCTGATGCGGATAAACCTTCCACCCATAGTATCCCGTGCTGTGCTTCAATGGCCGATAGTAGTCATAGAGTTGCCGTCCATTCCAAACAACTCGACCACCGGTAATCTGGTTCTTTGACAACAAACCAGCGGGAATAACCTTACCGGCAGAACTTAAAGCCGTCACATGGTCAAACGTCGGCTCTACCTCACACAACAAGTAAAACTTTTCACCCGTTTCAACCGAATTGTAGTCACCGTAACCCTCAGATTTTTTGTCTAAATGCGCCACGTAGTAGCGAATACGCAAACCCGAACGACTAAAGCGATCATGGCCAGAGTCACCAAAACCCAACATTGAATCAATATTGGTCGCAGAAAGTAACAAAGCACCGTCTACGCCTGCCGTCACGTTCTTCTGATCAATAATAGTAATCGGTGACGGGGCACTTTCCCATACAGGATCGTGAACGCCAGAATAACGATTCACAGTCGAAGTGACTGTACCCGTCTCGTACGCCCAAGTAAGGTCATACGTGCTGTCTTGGTCTTCGTCAGCACCAGGGGTAGCCAAAGGAGATTGCTGCCACTCCTCGTCGCGTCGACCCCAAACATAAGTGTAACGAACCGCCCACTTACCTTCGCGTAAAGACTTTTCGCCATCCCACTTAAATACTGCGTCGGGTTCAGGAAGAGTCGCACCTAAATCTATCTTGGCACCGAATTCTTTTGTGTCGGGTAAATTCTCATAATCAAGCTTGTTAACGTCAGAACCAGATGAAGGTTCGTTAGGCTTACCATCCGGTTTATTCGCGTATTTTGGTACTGCCTCAACTAATTCTGGGCCCGGAACCTTCTCTCCAGACTCAATCGGAATCTTAGATTTACTAATGTCAACCTCAACGATACTCGGCGCTTCCGTCGGGGCAGGTATCTGAAAATGACGGTTTCTCCAGCAACGGTATGGTCGACCTTCAGAGCTTCCTTGAAAATCCAATAAATCATCGCGATGAGCAGACGCAGTCGCCATCTTCCAAACCTGCTGTCTCGAACTATCGAAAATACGAGCAGGCTCAAGGACCTCGATAACGTCATCAGTAAGAAAGAATTCAGGCTGATGAATTCTAAAATCTTGGGCAGAACCTGACGCAATAATGTCGGGCATTGGTCGATCTAAGCTGACGACGTAGTACGTTACTTCAGAGGCAACTTTTGTAAACCACTCACGACTCTGACGACGACGAATGCGACCTGATGCGTCCGTAATCTCTAAGTGCATTACCCCATCCCACTCTCCTGTGATCGTAGGACGCCAAGTTGTGGCGCTGCTTGAGTCGGCAATTGACCGTGCAGCACTATCAACAAAGTAGACAAGACGTTTATCGTTGGCATACGTCGCTACCTTAGACGCAACTGTAGAGGCTGAACCATCCACAGTTGGGTACAAAACAACGTGCTCCTCATCGGGAACTACGGCTTCGGGAATATCTCCCGCAATCCGATCAAGTGCAAGATTCAATGCAGCCCGAATACGATTGTCCAGTGTCGAACCAGTTGAATCCCATGAGCGTAAGGCGAATAATCGATTACGCAAAGCCGCCAACGAAACGTCCATTGTGCCTCCAAAGACGAAGGGGGCGTAACCCGAAAGCCACGCCCCCTAAGTGTATCACGAACATACCTATTAGGAAGGAATGTCGATCCGTGCAATAACGTAACCAGCACCGAAGGTTGCGGAGGCGGACTCTGTTTCCAGAGCGATACCAACGATGTTCTCGCTGTTACCGGCACCATCAGTCCAAGTGTCGACCTCACCCACAGTGTTATCGCCATCAGACGAAAGACGCTCACCAGCAGCAACATCTGCTTGAGCTTGAACGACTGCTGGCCCACTGCAGATAATCCAACCATAAGAGCCAGAAGCAATCGCATGATCGGCTACACCGAGCATGTCGTACTTCGACCCCTCACTGCTGTCGTCCTGAACACCTGTGTAGGCATCAGTATCGGCGGTTCGTTTGACCAGATCACCCGCAGCGATTGTACCTGAGGACTTAATAAAGACCCAAGTACGCTCACCCGCAAGCATAAGCTTTTGGGCCGCTGTAGGTGTAGTCGAAACGCTTACACCAGAACCATAGTTGTTGACTTCATCCGCGCTTTGTACACGCTTAGAACCCAAAGCATATGCTTCAAAAGTGAAAACTTCCGAAAAACCTGAACCAACTGTGGTTGATGAAGATTGTTCTGCAGATTTAAAGGTGTTTGACATGATGTACCTCCTTAGACCGCGCCGCCAGAAACCACGCCCTGAGCCACCAATTTGGTGCAGATCATGTTTCCTTGCATTGCGAAGATTGCAGTTACAACATCTTGGTCACCAACGCGCTCCTTGAACTCACTGATGTTCGGTGCTTCAAGCATCGGGAACTCAATGTAGTCAGTGTTGAGCATGTAGGTGATACCGTCAGCAGCGACACCGGAGAACACAGACGTATCGCTACGATCCAAGTCGATGGAAGAAGTAACAGAAGCGATACCCATGGAAAGTCCCAGGGTGTTGCTCTTGTCAATCTTGTCATCAACAAGGGTCACGCGAACGTTGTCCCGTCGGCTATCTTCGAAGTTGGTGTAGGTGTCATCATCCATGATCACAAGATCAGGACCCTTACCTACGCCACCAGCGTAATGAGAGCATTGACGGTACGTCTTACGCAGTTGCGTAATACCGTTGGCACCAAACGACGAGATGTCATTGTATTGGTTGAAGTGGAAGTAGCTGCTGCTCTTGGCCACCGCTTGAACAGTATCGGTCTGAGCAGTAGTAGCCTCAAAGTCAAGAAGACCATTGGTTACACCTGTTCCGATACCAGAACCAAACTGACCGTTAAGAGTAAGCAGACCGTACAGTTCCGATGAGGCAAACGCCAAACCACGGCTGGCACCAGTAAGGAGGTACTTGTTCAAGTCCGCCTTAGCTGCTTCCATCGAGGTCTGAGGATATTCCTCAATAAGTCGGATGACGGCAAGTTTTCCGCTGTTCTGGTTAAGTTCACGCTTGGGAATGTTGATAGCCATAACCATACGGTGCGGCTCAACTTCGAACTTACGGATTTGTTGACGTCGGGTCATGTTCAGTAGCTCGTCGCCGACATAGACACCAACACCACGAGCGGGCGCACCACCGGAGAAGGAACGTTCAATTTTCGTTCCGCCTTCCATTGGCATGCGAGCCTTGGAGTTAAGTGCTTCGAACAACTCATTGCTACGAACAAACGAATTTACCAGAGGTCCACGGAGATCCGCGAACGTAGTATTCAGTAATTCAGTACTGATAGACATTTTGTTCTCACTGAGAGGGTTAAAAAAACTTTGTTCTCGCCTGCCCGCGATGCTTTTGTCAGACCGAACCGGCTACCTGACACATCTATTTGGGTGCAATATTTGTATACATCACGTAAACAAATGCTGCAAGGTGCTTATTCGGCATAAAACAAATAACATGATACCATTACCGTTATGGCAACAGCAGTAAATAAGAAAAAGGCACAGAGAAAAAATGTGACAACGGGGGGCGCAGAGTTCGCCACCGCACCGGGCATACACGAAGGAAAAGTACGGGCACTGTTCTCAACCCCGGATGCATTTGTGTCCATGTGCCAGATCGTCAGAGAAGACGAATCTACGGGATACATGGAGCCAACACATACGCAAAAGAAACTGCTGAGAGCCTACGACGAGAACCGATGGCTTATGGTCAACAAGTTTCGTCAGGCAAAAATTACGACGGTTTCCGTCATGTTGCTGCTCAGAGATTGCATGTACCTCAGCGGCGTCAAGGGCCTGCTTATTGCAGAACGTCAAGACACGGCAGAAGACATCTTTGAACGCATACTATTTGCCTACAACAGATTGCCAGATGACGTGAAAATGCCGCTGACTCCAGGAAAAAAAGCTGGCGCAACACAAATGCAATTCATTCATGGTGGGGGCATTAAAGTATTGACGGCAGGCGGGCGCTCCCCTGCTATTGGTCGATCAATTGATCGATTGGTCATCACAGAATTCGGTGAAGCCCAGTGGCAACGCAAGGCTGCGATTAATATTTTCCCGACGGTAAACAAACGACCCAACGCAAAAGTCATACTCGAGTCCACGCCAGGGCGAGCAGGAAGCCACCATGAACAAATGTGGCGATCAGCGTTAGAAGGCTCCAGTCGATTTGCGCCGCTGTTCCTCGAATGGTGGGAAGATGAAAGCTGCAGAGAAATGGATGACTCTTTCGCAGCAACGTCCGCAGAGAAAGAGTACATGTCTCGCCACGACGGCATGTCGATGCACAATCTTGCATTTCGACGACGCGGATTAAACACTGAGTTTGTTGGTGACACGCGATTGTTCTCGTGCAAATACCCATCAGATGCGTACGATGGTTGGCTGGGAACGACAAATCCCGTCATGCCCGCTGAAATTCTTAAGCCTTGGCTCGAAAAAGCAAAGAAAGACCCTGACATCGGAGCCTACGCTTGCCACGAGTTTGAACCGCCAAAGCCCGGTCACAAGTATTTGATTACCGCTGACCCCGCAGGATTTGGTAGCACCGGTGA